TCTTGAAGAAGTTGCTCAGTGCATTGGCATCCTCCTTGCGCCACGGCAATGGATTCACCCAGCACTGATGTCGGCCAAAGGTCCAAGCAGCGCGGACTCGTGCGATGATGGAGATCATGGTTACTTTGCAGCCTTCTTCCGACCCGCGGCGGCGCGGCGCATGAACTCCGCGGCACCGAGCTTCTTGCGACCGATCCACGCGGCGAGAGCCTTGGGATCATCGGCACCCTCTTTCTTGAGCTGGGTGGCAAGCTTACTGAACTTGGATTTCTTCTTCATGTTGGAAATGGGTCACCACGCTTTGCACGAGTGATAACGCGGCGTGGTCTTGTCCGTGGCCGTATCGCAGTTATGCCGTGCGCGGAAGTTCTTCCTACGCTCCGGATCATCCCGCTTGATCTCCATATTCGGATCACCGAATCGGACCTTGATCACGGTACCCTTGGGATTGCGAACATAAACCGCCTTCTTCTTCTTCTCGCCGGGAGTGTAGAAGGGCTTGTTGAGCGTTACTTTCTTGCCTTGGTATTCAGCCATATCATTCGCCTCCGAACAACGGTGTTTCCTGAATCTCCTTGAGGTCGGACACCGGCTTCTTCCGCTGGACCCGCATCTTCGGTGCAATGCCCTCCTCAAGCGGCTGCAAGCCTCCCGGCTCGATCTCCCGCGGGGTAGCCGGCGCGACGTTGCATTGGACGACGGTTCCTTCGGTGAGCGGTATCATAACCTTCTTGGCCTCGAACTCGCCGCACCAGTCGTTGGAATTGAGAGTAGGCCAACAACTAGGCCTCCCAGCGGGCGGGAACCTGCGGCAAGTCCCGTCCACACAATAGAACCGACAATCCTTACATGTCACGGTGATCATCCTTGTTACATCACGGGAGCCTCAGGGGGGACCGGAGCGGGGGGTTGCGGGGCGGCCTCAGCCGCTAGCAATCCCGTGCTCTCGAAGAACTTCTGGATCTCCTTCCGCAGCTTCCGCGCCTCGTTCGTCGCCACCTGCTCGTAGCCCTGGAGCAAGCTATCGATCCGCATCATGAACGCATTTTTGCTCACCGGGCTCAACTGCTGGCCCTGCTGCATCGCCCCATTCAGGTACTGCATCAGCACCCCGATCCGACCCGCGTAGTTCTGGCCCGGCTTCGCCGGCACCGGGATGCCCACGAGCAGCGTCGGGATCGTCTTGGTCTCATCCTCCAGCTCGTCCGCCGCCTTCTGGCCCGGATCCCGGAGCAGCCGCTTCACAAGGCTCGGGTCGTCCAGCTCCATGATGCTCTTGTCCAGCTCCACCTGATCCACCCAGGGCGAGTTCATGAACAACTGCTTCCGATTGATGGCCTGCTGGATCATCATCTGCCGGCTCACCATGTCCATGCCACCCTTCGGCTCCAGCTCGTACTGATCGTGCAACGCGATCGGGTCCGCCTCCAGCGAGTCCTCCGCAAACCGGTAGCGCAAGCTCTTGGCATCGTACTGGATGTAAAGACCCCACGCCTGACGGTAGAGCTTGCCCAGCGCCATACGGAACAGACGAGCCCGGAGATCGCCGCTCTGCATGGCCTGCGCGTTGATGCTCTGGATCTCGGTCGCGGTCCTCCGGTCGCTGCCACCGCTCATCACCGTGGACATCCCGTAATCCGGGCTACCGATCCGGTTCTCCGCCACAGCCCGGGTCTGGTTCAGCTCCTGATCGAAGCTCACCGGAGGCTGTGGCATCTGCACCGGGGCCACGCCATAGGGGAGAATCTGCCCCGGCTGGAACCGCAGATTGATGCTGTTCGGCAGCTCCCGCTCCGCCCGGAACAGGGGGCGGTTGTACAGCGTCATCGCGTCATGCTTGTGGTTCCACATCGAGGTCATGGACAGTTCGAACGGAGCCAGGATCTCGCACACGCCACGCGGACTGAACCAGCCCTTGTCCTTGATCTCGTACGGGAAATCCACGAACGGAAGTTGGCCATGGTCATAGGGGAGTTCCATGGGGTCCCGGAGGTCGAGATCCACCGCCGCGGGGCTGTACAGATACACCTCCCACACACCGTCATCCCGCTTCCGGTACACCTCCCAGACGATCACTCCATCCGTGTTGTTCGTGTACGTGATGCCCTCGCGCAACTGCTTCGCATCGTCCTCGGTCGCCGCGCCCGGGATGTTGTCGTCCTCCTGCGGGTTCCCACGGATCTTCTCGATCGTTTTCGAGTCCGCCTTCCACCCGAACTGGCCAGCCATGCGCTTGTACGCCGGCACGCTCATCGGCATCACATGCACCGCCCAGTCCGCATCCTGGAGGTCAACCGTGTACGCCGGCACCACGAAATACATCGGGTCCACAGCCTCGAATCCCACCCGCTTATCGCCCGGATTCCAGAAGCACTTCATCACCCCGCGCCCGCTCATCAGCGTGTAGTCCACCCAGCTCAGGACCTCATCCACGAAGTTGGTCTTCTCCCGGATCTTATAGTTGAACCAGTCCTCCGCGACCTTCGTGTACGCGTTCAACTGCTGGCGCATCGGCACGAAGCTGGCCACCACATCCATTCCCAGCGCCTGCTGGAGGAAGAGCGGCTTCAGCTTCTCGATCGCGGTATCGATCAGCGGCCAGTGCAGGTCCGCGGCCTTCGGCCAGGGCTTGTTCGTACGGCGCAATCCATGGTGCCGCAGCTCGTACCACCTCGTCTGCCGCAGCTCCCACGGGCTGCGCTGGCCCACAGCCTCGACAATCTGCCCCTGCAACGCACTCCGCTGTTTATCGGTCATCATAAATGTCCTCCCCTCCTCTTATCCCCCCACCTCGCAACCAGCAAGCGCAACCCCCTCGGGTTCAAGCGGGCCAAGCTCATCCTCCATCCGTTCCAGCAGGCTCCGACCATCCTCGCCCAGCGCCTTCATGTACTCATCCATCCGCTTCCCGCCACCCCCGCAGAAGGCCAGTACCATCGCATCCGCCCGATCCGGGCTGTTTACCCCTCTGGCGCGCAGCTCATCCTTCCCCTCCAGCGTGAGCTTGCCCTTCCCGTTCGTCCGGACCTTGCGGCTCACGAACTGCTGGAGCAGCACCTCGTCCGTCCCCACCGGTCCCAGATTCACTTTCCCCTCCTCCACCATCCTCCCGAACTCGATCCACATCTCCGCCGCCCGATTCACGAACTGATCATCCCGGATGGCCCGCTCACCGAAATTCACCCGCCGCACATCCCAGCCCTCAGCCCGGAGCGCGTCGCACATGACAACGCCCATACCTCCCACATCCGCGTAGATGTCCTCCGCCTTCAGCTTCCACTTCCGGAACTCCGCGATGAACCGGCCCACGCTGGCCATCGTGTCTTTGTCCCGCCAGCGGATCAGAGCCTTCACCGTGTTCCCCTGGCGCACCACCATCACGCTCTCGTCGCCTCCGGCCGAGAAGTCGCAGCCCGCGGTCAGGCGGTGGCCCTCCGTCTCCTCCTTCGCAGGCGAGCTGACGGCCTTCTGCCAGTCGGCGGTCTTAACGGCTGTCAGGCTCCCGTCATCCTCCATGAACTCCGCGTAGATCATCGAGCGCACCAGCGGGTGACCCTCGCCCCAGCGGGCCATCTGCTCATCAATCCACTCCTTCCGGATGTGCGGACAGTCGTAAGCCGTCACCGTGAAGGTCTGCCACTTGCCATCGTTCCGCCTGAAGACGTCATAGAAGTACCCGGAGCTACCGCCCGGGCTGCTCATCAGAAGGGTCCGCGTCGGCTGGCACCGCTCCATCGACTGGAATATCCCGTCCGGTACCGCCTTCGCCTCGTCAACAATGTACATCAGGTCGTTGCTCGGACCCTGCACGTGCCAGCCCTCCGCTTTCTCCGGGTTGCTCGCGCTGAAGCCGATGCACCGGCTGATCAGCTCCTGGCCGTCCACTTTCTTCGGGTACACGTAGCGGATCTCACCATCCTTGATCGAGAAGCCGTTCTCCTCACCACCCAAGCCATTGATCATCTTCCGCAGATGAGGCCACAGAGCGTCGGCCACCTGTCGGTACACGCCAGCGGTGCAGACGACCAAGCTCCCCGGCCAGCGGAGCATGTGCCAGATCACGGCTGACGCCGCGACCATGCTCGTCTTGCCAGAGCCGTTCGCCGCCTTCAGCGCTACCTTCGAGTGCTTCTCGTTCAACGCCCCGAGCACCGCCTCCTGCCAAGGATACGTATCGCGTAGGCCAAGCATCATCTTCGGGAAGTTCTTCAGCTGCTGCGCCTCCTCCAAGAGCTTGCGCTGCTTCCACGCAGGGATGTGAGAACCCATTCCGAGTGAAGGGGATTTCTTCCGCTTAATTTGCTTGACTGGCATAAAATTGGGGTCGGTAGGGGGAGGGGGTATACAGGTAACACCCACCCCCCTCTTGGGGGTGGTCCTCCCCCCGTGGTGTTATTTGCTACCTCCGAATGCTCCGAGTAGGGCTCCGGATACCGATAACTCCTTTCCTCCCTTGCCAGTGTGTTCCAATTGAGCACGGGCTACGTACCCGCGGGTTCTCTCAAGCATCCAACCTGCCGATTGCCAGTTCGACTCCCCATTGATGATGCGGCGTTGCAGAGTCAATTCCCCCTCTGCCCTAGCTTGGTCCAACTCCATCTGGAAGGAAGGGTTGGCATTGATCCATCGCGCCCACTGGGTTTGATTGCCCGCGGGGAACCCACAAAGGATTGCTATCCGATCGATCGGCATCCCGTACTGCGCAGCTTCAAGCGCCTTTCTTTTTACTTCATCTGACAGGCGCATTTTCGTGCCCCTCTCAGGCCTTGCCCTCAACCTACCCTTCCCCCCCTCAGACACTGCATGTCCTACCCCCTTTGCCAGGGGCTCCAGGGCAACCACTTTTGACTTCGCCATGCCCCCCCTTTGGGCTTTCCCCTTCAAGCGATCAATTCCTTGTTGACGGGTGTCGCATCCTGTCGCATCCTGTCGTCGACATGATCTCCATTCTTCAAATCGAGTGTGAACCGCAATCCGGACAATACCGGTACCGTATCGTCGAGGCCGGCGGCGACGGGGAAGTATTAGTGCCTTGGCGTTGGGGCTCTTTCGATTTGCTCGCGACCGTCAAGCGAGCCCGTTCCCTTTTCGACTGCGATCGCTTGGAAGTGCTTAAGTGACCGGATCCGGTGGATTACCCGCAAGGGTGATCCCTCTGGTCCGGCCATAGTGGCCGGTTCTCAAATCATGAAATCCCTCAAATCCCTCATCCAAGCGCTGGCCCTCCTCATCGCCTGCGCCATCGTCCTCGGTGCCTTGGCCTACTGCTTCGCGCAGTTCTTCATCGGAGGTGCCCTGTGAAGATGCGCCCCGAACACTACACTTGGTTGCTCGATTCCTGCCGCCCGCTTGCTTCCCGCATCCCCGCGCACCGGGAATTTATCCGTAAGGAAGGGAAGGCGAAGGACATTGAAAAGCGGCTCCGCTGGGACCTGTTCTATTCCGTGAATCGCGCCGCCGGTTCGATGGACACGTGGGTTTACCTTCAGAACTCCCACATTGACACGGCGCTTCGGGCGATCATGAAGGAAATCGAAGGAGGTGCTCTGTGATCCTCATCTCCCGCACCTTTGAAACCGTCACGCCTGAATCTGCGGAGGACGGAGAAGCTGCCGAGTCCGGTTTCGTGTCCATCTCGGAGCCTGTGAGCTTCCGCGAGCTGGTTTCGCTTATGCGCGATCATCCCGTGCCTTCGTGTTATCCGCCCCGTGGTGAGGCTTTTGAGTGGCTCTCGACTTACGGTGATGAGAACTTCCGTGACGGCAGCATCCGCACCGAGTCTCTTCATTTCGACCGGTCGAATCCTCCGCGCCGCCTGAAGTACTGGCGCAAGGCTATGCGGGCCGCAGGGATCATCCGTCGCTGATTCCCCGCGCTTCCCTATCGGGCAACTGGTAGGGAATGGCGGGCGATCAACGCTCGATTCAAACATCATGAAAACCACAGTAACCAGTTACCAATTCGTCGAAGCTTTCCGCGCCTGCGGGAGGGAAACCCAGTTCTCCCGCCCCGCTCTTTTCGCGCTCTTTGAGTACCTCGAAGAATACGAGGATTCCTGCGGCGTTGAGCTTGAGCTAGACCCCGTGGGCATTTGTTGCGAGTGGGCGGAGCATGACAGCGCCATCGTTGCGTCGAAGGAATACGGCCAAGAGTTCGCGGATGAATCCGAGGCTCTGGAATGGCTGCGCGAGCAAACGCAGGTTGTGGAATTCGACGGCGGGATAATCATTCAACTCTTTTGAACCGATGAAATCCGTTTTAATCCAACTCCCGACGGAGCCTTCCTACTGGGGAAGCTCCGCGACAGTTCGCGACGTGTCCCGCATTCTGGACAACCTTGAAGAGATGATCGAATCCCGCTTTGGAGAGTTCGTGGAACTCCGGTTTGATCGCGTCCAGAACCCGACAGGCTGCGGCGTTCACTGCGACTGCGACGAGACTGTCGAAACCATTCACCGCTGGATTGAGGAGAACTGGGAGGCCGCACTGTGAGCGATTTATTCCGCGCCTTGGGTTATCTCCTCCTTGCGGCCCTCTTCGTTGCGTTGATGGCGCTAAGCGCTCTCGCTGGCAATGGCTGACAAGTAGGCCAATCATTCCCCCTCCACCCCTAGGTTCCCCCTAGGGGTTTTTTGTTGCCCGGATTCGGCGTCCACTCGGTCCCCTTCCTTCCTTCCTACTCGGTCACCTAGTTCCCCTACCCTCGCCCCCAGGTTTCGCCCCCCCTTAGGATACCCAATGTCCAACCAGGTGAGACACGCGATGTCCTACCCGTTCATGTGCCGCTCATGTGCACCCACACCGCCCCATACCCCATACCAGATTCGGAATTCGGAAACCTAGAATCCGGAACCCGCTGGCCCCGAGCATGGAGCGGTACAGAATATTCTTTCCATCTCCCGCACTTTTCCTGTTGACGACTGAGCATGGAGCGGTATGGTGTGTCCCGACATGAAACTCAACGAGATCAAAGAGGCGGTGCTGGCCGGCAAGACTGTGCATTGGAAGAAC